ACTGCTTCATCTACGATTGATGGAGCTTCTACAACGTTCTCTTATACTGAGAATAGCAACTATTTACAGATACCACCCTCTGTTATAGGAATTAACAAGATATATCAATTTGCTGGTGCTAACACTGTTACAAATAACATGTTTAGCGTCAAGTATCAGTTGTTCTTGAATGATGTTTATTTTTTTGGAAATACTGAGTTGTTGTCATACGCTATGACAAAGACTTATCTTGAAGATTTAGACTTCTTACTGAACACTCACAAGCAAATTAGATTTAACCAGAGAATGGACAGGTTATATCTAGATATTGATTGGGCTTCAGTCAGAGCAGGCGAATATATCATCATTGATTGCTTCAGAACAGTTGATCCAAATGATTTTTCAAGAGTTTATAACGATTCTTTCTTAAAACCATATCTCACCGCATTAATCAAGCGTCAATGGGGACAAAACTTGATGAAGTTCCAAGGAGTCAAACTTCCTGGAGGAGTTGAACTCAATGGTAGACAAATTTATGAAGATGGACAAAATGATTTAGATAAAATCATGGAAAAGATGTCCAATACTTATGAACTTCCTCCTCTTGACTTTATCGGATAATGGCATTAAACCCCTTTTTCTTACAAGGTTCTCAAGGAGAACAAAGTCTTGTTCAAGACTTAATCAACGAACAGTTGAGGATGTATGGTGTTGAAGTATATTACTTACCAAGACAATATGTAACCAAAAATAAGGTAATCCGTGAAGTAATCACTTCAGAATTTAATCAATCATATCCCATTGAAGCATATGTTGACAATTTTGATGGATATGGCGAAAATACCGTTCTTTTATCGAAATTTGGTGTTCAAGCAACAAGCGAACTTAAGTTAATTATATCTCAAGAGAGATTTTCGAGTTATATTACCCCTTTAATTAAAAATTTACCCAATATTCAACTTGCTACTCGTCCAAAAGAGGGAGATCTAATTTACTTCCCACTCGGTGATAGACTTTTTGAAATTAAGTTTGTTGAGCACGAAAAACCTTTTTATCAGTTACAAAAAAATTACGTTTACGAATTAACTTGCGAACTGTTCAGAGGAGAAGATGAGGTTCTGGATACTGGTATTGAGGAAATCGATGATACCTTCGATGTGGAAGGAAATATCAGATCTCTCACGCTTATCGGATCCGGATCCACCGCAACCGCTATCTCTGGAAGAATTGCTAGCGGTGCCGTCAACCAAATTATCGTTACCTCTAGAGGTGAAAAATACAATTATCCACCCACTGTTGCGATTTCATCTGCACCTACCGGTGGTATCCGCGCCACAGGAATTTCAACCTTACGTAACGACATTGTTAATTGTGATGGAACTCTGATAGGAGAAAAAGTACAAGGAGTCTTTATTTCTAATCCTGGTTCAGGATATACAGTTAATCCAGGCATTGTATTCGTAGGACTGAGCACTAATCCTGGTGTTGGCGCTGCTGCAACAACTAGAATATCTGATAATACAGTTGGTGTTGTTACTATTAGTGATGGTGGTGGAGGATATGTATCTGCACCAACAGTTACTTTCAGCAGCCCTGGAATTGGTACAACTGCACAAGGTGTTGCCGTCGTCTCTGCTGCAGGAACAGTCACTGCAATCTATCTGACAAATGCTGGTGCTGGATATACAGTGGCACCTACTATCACTCTTTCCGCTCCAGATCTTGGTGGAAGCGGAGACTTTATTCCCACAGAGACTATCACTGGATCTACAAGTGGCGTTACTGGAATCGTTAAAACTTGGAATTCTGTTACAAACGTTCTCACATATTCTAATGTCTCTGGTGACTTTGTTGCTGGTGAAACAATTACTGGATCCGAAAGCAGTGCTTCTTATGTGATTAGAGTTGTAGAAGATGATAATACTGTTAACAAGTATCCTGATAATGATGAAATTGAACTCTCTGCTAAGGATGGAATCTTAGATTTCTCAGAATCGAATCCCTTTGGGAATCCTTAACCTAAATAAAGTTAACTAAGGCATCTGTATGTTTGAATACTTTTACCATGAAATTCTGAGACGAACGATTATTTCGTTCGGAAGTCTTTTTAATGGAATTGAAATCAAGCATTTAGATTCCAGCGGTAGCGTTGATGAAGTTATCAAGGTTCCGTTGGCATATGGGCCTACTCAGAAGTTTTTAGCAAGACTTGAGCAATCGGCAGATCTTAACAAACCAACGTCGATTACTCTCCCAAGAATGTCGTTTGAGTTCACGGGACTTCAGTATGATGGTACTAGGAAAGTAACTACAACTCAAACTTTTAAATCTCAAAGTGTAGGAATTGCAACAGCGATCAGAAAAACCTACATGCCTGTTCCTTATAATATGTCGTTTGAACTATCAATCTTCACTAAGTTGAATGATGATATGCTTCAAATAGTTGAACAGATTTTACCATATTTCCAACCAGCATATACTCTCTCAGTCAATCTTGTAGATACGATTGGTGAGAAAAGAGATATTCCCATTGTGATTGAAAATGTCACAATGCAAGATGATTATGAAGGTAATTACAGCACCAGACGCTCTCTTCTCTATACAATAAGATTTACCGCTAAGACATATCTGTTTGGCCCTGTTGGAGATACAACAAAGGCATCCAGAGATCTTATCAAAAAGGTTCGTGTCGGATACGTTCAAGACGATACTTCTACTCCAACCAGAGATCTTACTTATACTGTTATTCCAAGAGCGACACAGAGTTATACAGACAACGTTGTAACAAATCTAGCAGAAGACGTTGGAACAACTACTAATATTCTGCAAGTAAATGATTCTTCTGGAATCTCAGAAAATACTTATATCACTATCAACAACGAATCCATCTACGTTGATAGAAAAGAGGGTAATACATTATTCACGAAGAGGGGACAAGACAATACTATTACAGGATCTCACGTTCGTGGTACAGCAGTCAATCTTATCACTGCTGCTGATGATGCTCTCATTGAAATTGGTGACGACTTTGGATTTGACGGGAGTGTCTCATGAGTTTTGATAGTTTGAATGAAGCATTTGACGTATCAAGTGAGATCGTCTCTAGTGAACCTGAACAGGTAAAACCCATTCAGAAAGAAGTTGATGGAATTAAAACTGACACTAGAAAGGATTATGAATACACAAGAGGTAATCTTTATTCTTTGATTGAGAAAGGACAAGAGGCAGTCAATGGTATACTTGAACTTGCACAGGAAACAGAGCAGGCAAGAGCGTATGAAGTTGCAGGACAGTTGATCAAGAGCGTTGCTGACGCGACTGACAAACTTCTTGACTTACAGAAGAAACTAAAAGACGTTGAAGAGGAGTCACAATCTAAAGGCCCTACAAATGTCACAAACGCACTTTTTGTTGGTTCTACAGCAGATCTCGCCAAACTTTTAAAGCAGAATAAGCAGCAAGATAAATAAACTATAGGGTGAGAAAACCCGAGGTAATTTTACTTATAGTTTAATGGCGGAAGACAATAATAACTTGCCATCTATGGATGATTTTCTACATGAGGAGCAACTCCCCTCTGTAGAAGATTATATTGAAAAAGAAGAAGAGGTTGTAGAAGAAATAGAAGAGACGGTAGAACCAGAAGAGGTGGAATCTACTGTTGATCTTACAGAAATATTAAGATTAATTAGTGATGTCAGAAAAGACATACCTGAAATACCTGAGATAAAAGAGTATGACGCAGAATTAGAGGCAATCTGCGGAGTAATTGATGATTTAAGGGGACAGATTCCCACTGTTCCTGAGGTAAAATATTATGACGATGAACTCGAAGCAGTTTGTGAACAAATTGACTGGGTAAAAGAATATGTTCAGACTTTACCTGAGGTAAAGTATTATGATGAACAGATCAGTTCTATTGAAGATAGAATTAACAATCTTCCTGAAGTAAAATATTACGAAAAAGATATTGAGTCCATTAAAGAGGACTTTGAAAAATTAAGAGAAGACATCAAATTAATTCCAGATTTCTCTTGGATTGCAAAAACATTCAAAGACGTTGACTCTGATGTCAATGTCTTGAATGATGCTGTTGATACTCTCAGCGAAAAAACAAGATTAGAATTTGAAAGATTTAGCGAAGATCTTGAAGTAAGAACTTTTGACAATAAAGTTCAAAACCCTGATGGCACTAAAAAACATGCTGATCAATCTACGTTTGCTAATAGCCCTGATTATACAGACGCTTATTTTGCAATAGTAGAAGGCAGATCGTTAGACGGTT